GTCCTGATTCCCGCGAACGAGAAGCCTTTCGGCAGACCCTAGTAGGAACCCACTAGTCTAATCGACGACCCAAAAGTCGTTCGGTAAGACCAGGATCTCCGTAAAAGCGACACCGTCAGTTCCTGGAGTAGTGACCCAGTTACCGCATTGTGTCCCACCGTGGAGCTTCGAGTATAGATGGCCCAAATAATCGAACCGTTGGCTTTTAATAGCTTTCGGCTTCAGGCCCTTCAAGAAGTATCCGTCCCACCCAGATGTGCGCTTTCGCGTACTCGCCAGGGATCCATAAGGACCCCAGACGTCCTGGCTGCTGTGAAGCAACCCAGAGTAACCGGGTGGGCCCCAAAGTCGTAATGGCTTTGGGATCTCAGAGACTATGTGTTTACACAGATCAAGCCGCGCACGTGAGTAATGGCCCGAGGGTAAACCTCGACCAGCCCACGCGACGACCTGATTGTGCAGAACATACAAGTCTAAGAGAGAGGTGGCATTCGACGTGACGAAGAATGGCCTTACTTCCCGGCCGCACATGTAATCCGTACCGCAGGATTCAAAGAAATCACCGTTCACGTACGACTTATCGGTATTAACCGAGAAACCGAACGTGTTCAGGACCTCAATGAGCTGCGAGGCACATGCACGTGGAGCAATAATGTCATCACCATAGACTCGGATGTTTGCCGGATTTTGTCCGGTATACCGAGCTGTCGCCCAAGATAGGGCGTAAAAGATGAGACTCTCCAAAGGGAAGGTGTACCCGTTTCCCATCGATGAAATCTTCTCAAGTCTAAACGTCTCCCCACGATACTTCGTGTGGGTACAACGCGTCAACAAGAGAAGCTCTAACCAGATGGGGTCTGCATCTGCAAGAAGATCGATAACCAAATTGGTCGCGATCGAGTCAGATGCAGAGCTTAGATCCAAGGTTGCGAAACCCCGATCGTAGGCATCTGCCGCGGCGCGCTGGTTTAGGGACTGATCTTTAAGATCGATTCCATGCCTACGCAACCGCTCGGCCAGCAACTCGCCGAGCCCCAATTGAATGTAAACATTCCACCGGGGCTCGATGCAAATCGCACGGTCGATTCGGGCAGTTTTGGGTACAAAAGATAGCTTGCTTTCGCGGACAATCAGTGCATGATCCGCGATTTCTAGGCGTCGGTCGGGTACACAGCGTAAGCTGTATTCGTCCGGGACCTCGTTTCCAAAAACGATGTCATAAGCCTGAAGGCAAGCTTGGGTTATAGTTCCAGGTGTTCGATACTTCTCAAAAGCTGAGCTATGACGCTTAGCCAAAGAGAGATCACCCCCGGGTCCGTGTCGGCAACCGTCCCTAACACGATCCAGGTCACGAGCTTTAACAGTACCAAGTAGAGCAGTAATTTTACGTTTGGAGAGGAATAAAATTTCCTCCAACGGGTGCGAGAGGGGTTTTGAACCTCCGCACCACCGCTCACGAAAGTACTGGTTGACTCGTCGACAGGATTCCTCAGAGCTCTTCCACTTCGAAAACGCCGCTTCCTCGCGATCGATGCCCAGGTTAACACCTGAGTACTTCTTGAGTAGCGACGCAATCTGGTAGTCGAGCTCAAACTCGTTCTGACGACCGTTCCAACTGTAGAAGAAAGGATCGATCTTAAGCGCTGTAAGGCGCCCATAATCTTCCTCCTTCATAAGATGGTAAGCGCAGTTCGAGAATGGTGTGTTAGCGCGACGGCATAAGTCTAAGAATAACCGACGAATTACCTTGTCACCCCGGAGGGTGAGTTCGGATAGGCCGGCCGCTCTTTCAACAGTGGCTGCTGAGGATCTCATGTCGAGTTCCTCAGGTACCTACCGACAACGATCCGAACTGACCATCAAAGAACATGGTGTGCGAGCAAGTGGTACTCGTCCTCGGACGAAAATCACTTAGCGCATCGTCGATCGCATCCGCGATCGACCCGCTCACCGGACTCCACCAGGACGGCAGAGCCGAGTTCAAGATATGGTCTTTGATGACACCACAGATCGTGGTGACATCGACCGCATTGTTTATCCCGGTTGGGAAGACAATGGCAAGAGCAGCAACATGCGGGCAAGATCCGTAAGAGCCTTCACCCTCGTTTGCACGAGAGTAGAAGCTAATCGTGAGCGTTTGCGTCGCGATGCTGCCACCTGGATACAGGAGGCGTGATTTGTTCATCGCATCTGTCTCCGGGTCAGTTCGGCGGATCGAAGTTGACGAGGGTCTCCGTCATCACGGCGTGAGCCATGAGATTAGCCACAAAGGCTCGGAGGTCCTTCCGGTTCTGCACGGTCGAGCGCTGTGGAGCGACAAGCTCCACTTTGCCAAACATCGTGTACGCGACACGCGGCGCCGGGATGTAGCCACCAGCATCGCCACTGATCGTCTCCAAAACAGGAATCTGAACCCGGGCTTCGACGCGATAAGCGCCGTTGTTCCCAGGGGATTCTTTGTTCGAGAGAGTGATCACCGGCATGCCGATGGAAATCCCGGCCGTAGTGTCTCGCCAAGTTGCCAACTTAAGGTCGGCGCCACGAGGCGAGAAGGTTTTCGCGACCGGAGTCGTCTGCCCGTCATCTAGGACGAGGTTTGCTTGCACTGACATAGGATTGCTCCTCTAGGTACCCCTGTGAAGGGGTTGGCACTTTCGTGCACTGGATGAATGGTAATGACTACTTGAAAAGGACTCGAAGCAACGCGGTAGCTGTGGCCAACCTCTTGAGTGGTTCGCCCCCAATGGGTGACTTCGTCTTCAGCGTGTAACTAGGCCAAAAGGCCATGCCAGCACGCGTGTAACGAAAGTCTTCCAAAAGGGCGTTCCCTTCAGTGTAGTTGGTCCAGCGGCCCTCGCGCGTCGGCCCTGCCTTGTAGTCGCGGAATGACCAACCGCGCTCCTTTGTTACGACATAGCTTTTACTTGTCACCAAGTCGAAGCCATCAAAAGCCGTGAGGCTCTCCAGGTAAGTGCCTACCGGCACAAACCAGTCAATCACAAAGGAATACGGCATAAGCTCCCACACTAGGAGCGCCGGGTTTGTAATTCCCGTCTGGGCTAGAAGTTGTCGAGCGGCAGATTCGAGCTCATACACAGCAACAAGCTTTGTGTGAGTTTTGAACGCTACCACCTTGACTTCATAATTCCCCGCCCAGGGGTTGTGGTACGAGATCGATGACGTAGCCGTGGCTCTTATCTTATCAGAGTAGAGCTGTGACGTATTCATCTTATCGGCCAGAAGTCTGGTCGAATCGTAGATATCTTGAAGCAATGGCTGCCACCCATAGACGAACTCCAGCCAATGGCTGGAAATCCGTTTTGTGGGAGCAGTGCGCTCAACGCGCTTCCATGCACTCTTGATGCTGCGAGTCTCGGTTCCACTAAGGCTCAGGGCTCGTGTGAAGCCCTGGAGGTCGGCCCTGCGAAGGGACCGAGCCGCGTGGTACACTCGGCTTGCAGTCGAGGCCATCAGATTCGCTGTCTGCTTTCGTTCCCCAAGGAACTGAGCAGCGTTGAACCGAACGGCTGACAACTGTTCACCAAGACGTAACACGGCCTTATTCTTCGCTTGGGTGACTTGATTGTCAAGACCCATTTGAAGTGGCGAGAAGCCGTACTCGGCTGTGGAGGAAGATTGATAAATCGACTTCCAACCGAGGACATGCTCTATAGACCAAGAGAACCGCGGCACATCCTTTCGAATCCAGGTGTAGTGAACGCTATAAGCATTAAAGGGCAAGGTGCCCATCTGTGCTTTGACATAATAGTCGGGCGTCAACGATCCCTGGTAAGATCGGTAGTAGGTCGCAGTTGCTCGTGAAGATCGGTAGGCTGACCAATCCGTCACATAGCGAATCGGAGTACCCATAGGGTACCCCTCCTCGTGGCTGTGATAGACGAACAGCTTTTCGGTCACTTCAGGGTTTGGTCTTGGCATTTTAGCTTCTCTTTCGCGTTATTGACGATGCCTTTTGAGCACCGCGTGACGCGGGTGCACCTTTTGAAGGCGTACCCAGATATGACTCCGGCCCTAGGGTCGGAG